AATATCATCTAATTTAAAACTGTTTATATAATACCATTTTTTAGTTTTTTCGTTTTCCATAATTTCTGCAGCAAAATCAAAGAAATAATTATACCCATAATTAAATAATACTTTATTAAACTGATCATTTCTTATTATGTTATTATCCTCATTCATTTTTTTGTTAACTTGATTTATCCAACTATTAATTAATTCGTCTTTTTCTAGTTCTTCAAGTTCCTGGATTTCATTTTCTTTTAGTTCCTTTTTTACTAAATTTTCTTTTTCTAGCTTTTCCCCAAAAAAATCATTATATTTCTTTTTAATTAATTTCATTTTTTAACACTCCCTTTTTATTTTAGTTTAACTCCCATTGTCCGAGGTTTCTATTTCCGCAACTGCTCTAACTTTTATCCATTCTTTTTGCACAAATGAACTTCCAAAACTTGGAACGATCTCAAATCTTCTTCCCCTCCAATCTAATTTATAACCGCCTTTTATTATAATGTCTTGGCGGTATCTAATCTTGAACTCCAACACGCCATTAATATTGGCTTGCTGCGCTATTAGGTCATTAGATACAGCTAATTCCTTTACGCTGGCATAAGTGGATAGCACCTCAACAAAGACAGCATCAAACCCGCCTGCCCCGTCAGATTGACGTTCCGGCCTCTTGATTGATATTTTTTCTTTGAGTGAGCCAGATCTAATCATATAATTAAATTTCTGTAACTATTAACTAATTCCTTAGCTAAGTTTTTTAATTTACCAGGAGATGTTCCATTGTCATTAAGCGGAATACCTTCCCTAATCATATATCGATTCGCTGCTTCCATAGCTATGGCGTTCCTAATATTGTCATTTATTAAGGTATCTTTAGTAGTGAATTCAAAAGCTACCCGGTCGCCACCATTAATTATAGTATCTCCGAAGTTATCCCTATCAAATACCTCGTTTATGGGGCCGTACATTAATTTGTAATTATCGGGAATACTTAACGCTTGAAAAGAAAACCTTTTAACGCCAAATGAACGCTGCGTGTATCTTTCTAAATACTGCCTGGCCGCTGTTATATATAGTTTGATTAGGTTGTCATCATTATTATAATCCACCCTTAGATGCTCCTTTACTTCGATTATCCCAATAGGCTCAGTTAGCAAATCTTCAAGTATGTAATATTGAACGGCTTTCGCTGTCCGGCTTTCAGTATTGTGGCAAAAGTGATCTACATTTTTATAATAATCCATAAGCTATAATTAAAAAACCCGATCCGATTTAGAACCGAATCGGGTGAATAATAATTAAACCAGTTTATATTTTAAACTGGTGGAGTAAGATCACCTTTAATGAACGATGTTGTTTTAAGAATTGCCAAAGCAAGTCTTTCTTCGATTCTTACTGTTACAAGGTTTTTCTCTACGTTGTCTCGGTCTTGCTCAAAGAATCTCAATTGGGGTGCCATTCTTTGGAAAATTTGTGCGTGGTTGAAATTACCTACTAAGAATTGTCCTGCTCCAATCTGGTTAGTTCTATGAGACTTTAGTCCAGCGATTTGAAGCTGTCCATCTACATAGCCTACAACTGAATTAGGGTTGTCGTATTCTCCCGAGCCGCTAGCCTTGTTAAGTACGATATCCACAACTTCTGCGTGATTAAGTATCACATCAGTTCCGGTAGTATTAGCTAATCCTAATTGTCTCAGGTTAGCATCTACTATTTGATCTAATACGGTAGCATAAGTATTGTCTCCCGGTGCATAAGCTGTTGCATTTGGCATTAGTCCGGTTAATTGTGGGCTTGCTCCCGTACCATTCAATAACTGATTATCTTCAGCTTCTAACAACTCTTGTCTTGCGAAATTCTGCAAGAAAGAAGTTAAGAATGGAAGGTCTGCAAGCATCTCAACTGGTAACCTCATAATCCCAGCAATCCACTCAACGTTAGCGGTGAAAACGCTCATGTTAGGTTCAAATGTTGGTTTGGGAGTGGTAGTTGCTATGTCTGCACCTCTGCCCCAAGCGGCCGGTCCGTCTCCTGTTTTCTCACCTACTCGCGGATATTTAATGGCTTCACTTGAAGTGGCGCCTATTGGTATAATATCCCTCATGTGGAACATTTCACGATCAGTTACAATTGCATCGTTTCTTACTTCCGTTCTCCAATCTTCAAAACCGGGGAAGTTACTATCGTAAGAAATATCCTTTAATTGTATAATCTCATTCCCTTTGATATTGGAAGCGGACTTAATTTTATCGTGGTTTTCTTTCAGCGCATTGGCTACTGCCGCTTTAAATCCCTTTGGCTTATGATCTCCATAGCCTTTTTTGCGAAGCTCTGTTATTGCCTTCTCCATTTCAGATGTTTTGACTGAAACAGCCTTTTCAACATCCTCTTTTGATTGGTAGCCTTTTTCTTCGATTTCACTAATTACGCTAGTTACTTTCGCATCGAAATTGGATTTGTCCTCTCCTCTGGATTTATCCCAATTTGCTTTAGTGGTTTTAAGACCTTCTTCAACAATTTGTTGAATATCTTTTAAGTCTAATTTGGTTTCGTCTGCCATTTTAGTATTTGCTAAATGTGGTTAATAATGCGTTCTTTAATTCGGTTTTATCAATCGGCTTATCATTGTGAGTGGTATCTTCCGGCTCCTCTGAAAGTGATTTTAATATTGATTCTATTTGTATTAATCTGCTATCTGAATACTTTAAATCGTATGCTTTGGTAAGTATCTCCATAATCCCGTAATGAGATTTCAGGCTCTTAATATCAGTTACCGTGCTCATTTCGTTGGCTGCCCAACTGGTAAGGAATGAGTACTCATAAAGCTTATACTGATTGATTACCTTCGTGTTTGACTTACTTCTATCAACTATCCCGTACCCGATTGATAATTCAGCATTAAGCCCGTTTTCTTTCATTAACTGAATGTCGCTGAACATATCCCGGCTAACCTCTTTATTAAGATTAAACTTAGTTGTGGTCATTAGCCCCACCGGGTCATTCGAATCCATTTCCAACGGTACACCTAACCCTACCGTGCTGTTGTGGTCCTTTAAAACCCTAATACGCTTATAGTTCTCTTGTACTGTTTTAGTAAATGAACCTGGGGCTGAAATATCCCCATCGCTATCTTCGTGATTATAAACATTTGCATAAGCTTTTACAATACCCTGCTTTTCGTCAAAGTCTTTGATGTCGTATGATAACTGCTTATAATTCATTAATCGTAATTTGTAAGTAAAAATAATTATTTTGATTGCACCACACAACTATTTCAAACAAAGCAAAAATAGTTAGATTGTTTTTTGTATCTTTGACAAATGACAGCAACACAAGCAATAGACGAAATAACAGCCACTCCTAAGTACTACATCGGGATAATGAGCCAGCAAAGGGCAAGTGCGATTATTATAAGATTCCAAGGGGGCAGGATTACCCTTAGAAAATTAGAGGAATTCTTAAACGCATTTGGCTATGTTCAAAGAGAAGATGGGCAATGGATTAAAACTAAAGTTGAACGACCTAATATAAAAAGGAAATAACTATGAAAAACAAAATAAAAACTATAACAGTAATAATATTCCAACTACTTGTAATAGTCGCAATGGCTTATCTTATTAGTTGGTGGATGCTGCTCATATTAGCCTTGGTGGGCCTGGAATGGATTGATAATAATTTAAACTTTTAGAGATGACTATGAAAGGAAAATATCTAATTACAACGGATTCTTGGTTCTACGCTCCTGACGGTTCGAAATACCGTAGTGCCTGGGGTGAAATAAAAATAATTGAAGATAATGTTTTAGGTGTAAAAACAAACCGGAACAGTACCAATTGGTTCGCTTATGTTGGAAGTGATGAAAAAGGAATAATAGTAGCTGGCTGCCAAATACATTATGCTGTTAAGTGCGCTAAAAAACCCAACACAGATAAAGTGCAAGATTTACAATATGGGCACGGCAAAACAGAAAAATTCGAAAGGTCTACTGAAATATATATAGCTGAGTAATTTACCAGGGCTACTCCATTAACTCAACAATATCCTTTAAACACGGTCGTTTTTCTTTATGAATTACGACCGTTTGTCTTTTACGATCACAATAACATCCCCGCCAAGAATATACATTTGCAGTCCAAATGCCTTTAGGTTCTTGTATTAATGATGTTACTTTGTAGGGCATAGTTATTTACATTTTCCGCATTAACCTGCCATCACCATCACGCTTAGGCTTGTACAACAACTGGCACCTGCAGTTCACGCTGTTAGACGCGCTCAACCTATTGTCGCAGGGTTGGGATGCGGGTTCTAAGCCGTTCTTCCCGTTCAAATAAAAGTCCTGGTCTAAATCTACATAAGGCGTATCGTACATATAGAAATGGGTGGTACGGGTTCTTTCGTCTTTGAACGGCAACCACTTCTTAGTCATTTCGAAAGGACTTGAATAGGCAGCCATCATTTGCCCTTGGTTACTCGCGCTAACCG